GGGCCTCCAGGGTGGTCGTGGGTGAAGTGGCTGCGCCGTCGCCCTCCTGAGGCTCGGCCTGGGTCTGCTCATCCGTCATGTGGTGGCTCCTTCTCGATTGGTGTGCGTGCTAGACTGCGCCGGCCGGCGCAGCGCCTCAGGAGGCGCTGCTGCCGACTGACACGACGATCTGGATCTTGGCGACGGTGCTCGCGTCGTTCGAGTCACCGTCCGGCGGCGTGATGTCGATGATTTTTCCGACGTAGGGAGCTCGGTTCGTCGCCCAGACCCCGCCCGGTTCTTCATCGTAGATGATGACTTCGGCTTCCTGACCACGGAGGTCTTCCTTGTCGCCGATGTGTTTCACGATGTTGCCGTGAACCGCGGGCGAGTAGGCCGCTTCCAGGGTGACGTTTTCCGTCTCGGGTTTTCCGGCATACGTCCGGAGGATGCCGTCGTACGGGGTGTACTTCGTCTCGGTCAGAGTGTGCTTGCCCCCTGTGAAGGCGTCCCACTGCTGGTTCCCGATCGTGACTCCGCCGACCGAGAGGGACGCCCTGAACTGGTTCTTCAGCGCCATAGCGGTCAGACCCCTTTCACGGTGATGTTCAGGTTGATGGTTTCAGCAGCGGGACTGGCCTGAACCAGGACCGCGGCGTTGAGCTGCTTCTTTTTGATCGTTTCGGGGGTGTTGACCGACGACCCGCAGTTGACCGCTTCGGCGGGGCTGTTGTACAGCTGATTGCCGAGCTTTTCGAGCATCGCCGTCAGCAGGCCCTGGGCCTTGCTGAAGAGGATTTTCCTCGGGTCGATCTCGTCGAACATGAGCTTCTCGAGGATGGATTCACCTTCCGCGGTCACGTACATGTACAGGCGAGCGGCCGTGAGCTCTTCCCACGCCGGTTCGGTCGTGGGGTTGCAGAGCGTCACGTTGCCGTAGGTCTCGATGCCGGTGATCGGCACGTTGCGGATCGCGTTGACCCTGGCTTCGTTCAGTTCTTCGCGTTCCGCGCGACTGAATTCGTTCACGAGCCCGACGACGTTCTTCGGGATCGCATTGACACCGGCCACGGCGACGTTGACCTGCGGCGGGACCGTGCTCGCGTCGTTGACGGCGGTGAGGCCGGCCTGGACCGCGGACCACGGGACCTTCCTGGTCGTGTTCGGGGAGAGCCCTGGAATGATGGCCCAGGAGCTGAACATCGCGCCCCTGCGCGCGCCGACGGCGTTCCTGAGCGCGAGCGAAGCCGCCTTCAGACCCGCCAGGCCTTCGGCCAGCGGCGCGTCGACGAACGGCGTGCGGTCGCGTTCCTCGCCGTGCTTGAGCAGGAGTTCCTGCACGGCCTGTGACGTGACGCCGGGAGCGATGAGCTGCCCGCAGCCGAGGTCCTTCGCGAACAGGTTGAGCGCCGTCGCGTAGGACGCGGACCCGAGGGCCGAGACGGCTTCGCCGTCCGATCCGCTCACGAGTTTGACGCCGCCTTCGATCGGGAGTTCCGACCTGAGTTCGGCGAAGCGGACGTAGGCCGATTTTTCGGCCCATTCGACCGCGGCGGCCGTGGAGGCGAGGCCCGTCGTCTGTTCGACGAGGACTCCGGATTCGAGGACCTGGATGCCGATGGTGCCGTTCGTGATCGTGAACTTGACTTCCAGTTTGTTGCCCCAGGCGCCCAGGCTCGCCGCGAAGACGTTCAGGACGTTCTGGGATTTGGCCGCGTTCTGCACGACCGCGGAGGCCGTGACGGCGGTGGCGGGAGCGACGCGGCCGATGATGGCCGTGGTGCCGCCCTCGAAGAAGAACTCTTCCAGGCTGGGGATCAGGTACGACCCGGAGACCTGCTTGCCCAGCTGGGCAGTGAGTTCCGAGATCGAGTGCACCGTGACCGGTGCTGTGGTGCTCCCGCGTTCGGCGGCGCCAACGGCGAAGACCTTGCCCGTTTCGGTGGGCCGAGACGGGGGCGCCGGCGCGTTCGAGATGTTCGTGTTCACTCCGGGCATCAAGCCCTCCTTCTGAGGTTCAGATTACCTGTGGTGCCGGTGGCTCCGGCTGGTCGATTACGGTCATCGCCGGCTCGTCTGGCGAGACCAATACGACTGGCGCGCGCGGCTCGGAGGCCAGCACCAGCGTTGCTTCTCGTGCGGCACGTTCTTCCGCTGCCGCGCGGCCTGAGAGGCCGAACAGCGCTTCGATCCGCGCTTTGATCCTGGTGATGATGCTTGGGCTGCCCCGCAGCCCAAACAGCGTAGAGATGGCCGCTCGTGCGGAGACTCCCTGCTTGGTCGTCCCAGACTCTCCGAAGGTCGAGTTGATCGTCGCGCGTGCGGAGACTCCCTCCTTCGCCGACCCTGAGCTCCCGAAGGTCGAGTTGATCGCCATGCTGGCGCGGACCACGAGCTCAGCTCTGTCGGTCATCCCCCAGAGCGACTGGATGATCGTCCCCGTTCTGGCACCGGCCTTCGCGGCACCGGACACGCTGAACGTCGAGGCTACCGTCTCATTCGCTTTGATCCCCACTTTGGGGGACAAGACCTCTCCAAAGACTGCTGCGATCGTCTCTGACGCCTTGACACCGGCTCTCGGAGATGCAGACTCTCCAAAGACTGCTGCGATCGTCTCTGACGCCTTGACACCGGCTCTCGGAGATGCAGACTCTCCAAAGACTGCTGCGATCGTCGCTTTGGCGAGAACAGGTGTGCCGCCGCCACCTTCGCCTTCCTCTTCGACGATCGCTTCGATGTCGTCGACGGCGGTTTCGGTGCTGCCCGAGGCACGTTTGAACGTGATGCCCGTGATGCTGGTCTGTTTCCACTCGGTGCGTTCGGCTTGTTCTTTGGTGAGGGCGAAGGTCTGCCAGCCGGCCGCCGTGTTCGCCGCGACTTCACCGATCTGGACGTTCGTCGTGCTGCCTTCGTGCGCTTTCGTCGCGTACATCGGCAGTTCGATCTTCAGCGGTTTGTCGCCGACTTTGCAGTACACCTTCACCGTCGCCGCGACGACAAGTTTGGCGGGGGTGTAGATCGCACCCGCGAGACCCAGGTTGATGGCCTGGTTCGCCGTTTCGGTGGTGGTGCCCATCCCGCACAGCACGCCGCCCGATTCGACGGTCGGCACCGTGGGCGCGACCGCTGTCTGTTCGGCGAGGCGTTCCCACGGTTTCTTCCCCGCGGGCTTCGGGGACCAGTTCGCCTTGTATTCCGCGTACGGCCTGAGGGTCTTCGCCATCAGGGCACCGGGTTGGCGATCATCTCAGCGTGCCACGCGGGCTCGTGGCCGCCCGCTGTGTATGCCCGGTACTGCTCGACACGGGATTTCGTGTCGAGCAGGTCGGTGCCGAGCCAGGGCTGCCCTTCCCATTCGAGCCAGTCGAAGCCGCCGAGCATCAGCACATACGCCGAATGGCCGTCCTGGGGCTGGCAGACCATCGCCTTAACCCCGTGCTCGCGCAGCCACGCGGAGTGGTTCAGCAGCAGCGCTGTGTAGATCCCTTCGCCCTGACGGTCGGGCTCAACCTCAAGCTTCGAGTACAGGACGTGCTCAGGGTAGAAGCAGATCACGCACCGGGCGACCGGCGAGCCACCTTCGGCCCACCGGAACTCGGTCCAGACCGAGCCGTCCATGCACACTTCAGGACCGACTTCGATTTCCTGCTGAGCAGATGGGACCGGGTTAGCCGCCGTTAGCCCCCCCAGGGTGCCGGGACCGTAGAGGTTGTCAAGGGGGGTCATCAGTATCCTTTTAGAACGCCGTGATTTTGAGTTCTTTCGATTCGAAGCGGACCGGGGTGAAAGTCGTGCTGACGGTCAGCGACGAGCCGAGTTCTCCCCAACCGATGATGACTCCGGATTCCGAGACTTTGGCGACCCGGACGATGGCAGCCCATTTGATCCCGGTCGTTTCTCCCGCGGTGCACGCGGCGAACGTGAGGACGGAGGAGTTCTGGATGAACGATGCAGCGGCGCCGGCTCCTTCGGTCGCGGATTCCCATTCCGACGGTTTCGTGAGCAGTCGGGCATAGCCCGTGTACCCGGGTTCCGTCAGGTTTTTGGATTCCATGTCCCTGGTCGGTTCGACCGTGGTCAGCGCCACCCAGTATTCTGTGGGTTTAGTCGCTTCGGACTTGCCGAACATGTGGTTCAGGAGTTCGACCTCCTGTTTCTTGCTCAGGGCAGACGCCATCTGATGCTCCTTTACGGTTTCTTGAAGATAGCCGTCCCGAGCCTCGGGAACGAAACGGCGCCTGTTGGATCAGTGACCATCAACCGGTAACGCGCCGAAGACGGCGGTGCGGCGAATCTGGTGGGAGGGACTTCGACTGAGGCTTCGCCCTTGGCGGCAACTGCAGTCGGTTCGATCGTGAAGACTCCATCGACGATGAACGAGACGGTGTACCCGGTGAGGTTCAGGCGCGCGAGCGGCGCCCAGAACTCGGTCAAAGACGCACCCCCGGGTGGGGTGTCATCGTTTTCGATGAGCGAGACATAGGCAGAACCCAGGTGTGTGACACCCGTGCCCTGTTCGTAGACCGAGTATCGTTTCCAGTCTCCCCGCATCTCGGTGAGGCGAGGGTCGTAGAAAAACGTCCATGTCTTCTTGTACGTCTGGCCAATCCAGAACGTCAGATCCTCGCGGTAGGGTTCCATCAGGGAGCCTCCCCGGTGAGTTTGACGTGGTGGGTTTCGGCGACGGGGAAGTCTTCCGGAGTTTCCTCGGTGGGCACGGTCGGACCGCCGAACGGTTCGAACGAGTCCTCGACCCGGGTCGTGATGTCGATGCTGCCGACGGCGAGCCAGCGGTTGTCGGGCTTACCGATCGCCGGCACTCCCAGTTTCTCCCAGCCGAAGCCGTTGATCGGAACCGATCCGTCCACGAGCGTCTGCCGTGCGGCCTGCTGCTCGAGGAGGAGACCGAGCAAGAAGGCGTAGGTCTGCGCGTTGCGCCGAGCCGTTTCGGGCGACGGGCCCGAGCAGAGGACGTCGATCGTGCCGGTATAGGTGATCGCCCCGCTGCTGCCCTCGATGTCGATCATCGCGTTTTCCGCGATCATGATCTGGACGGCCGGAATCTGCTGCTCCGGGAACCGCTCTTCCATCGTGTCCGCGAAGCGGAACGAACGGATGTTCGGATAGGCTTTCGGTTTCTTGCCACGTGCGCGCTCGACGAACCGGAGGTAGGTCGGCATCCACCGCTTGATGCACGCCTCGAGGGAGTCCTCGACGACCGATGGATCGCGGATTACGCCGAAGACGTCGTCGCTGAAGGTCGGTTCTTCGGGCATCAGACCTCTCCGTCCAGGATCCAGCGGACCATCATCTCAGACCACTTGTCGGAGTCGTGAAGGGTCAGGCGAAGGAGCTGGCGGCGGTGGCCCTGGAAGCGAGCCTGGAAGACGCGCGTGCCGAAGGTCGTGCTGCTCTTGCTCAGGCGCCGGATGACCCCGGCCCCGCCGAAGAGCGAGTCGCGGGTCTCGCTCGTCCTGACCTCGAGCTCGTCCCCGAAGCCTTCGCGTTCCTTGCGCTTCACGGTCTCGTCCTTGTCGGGCTGCCACTCCTTGCCGCCGCGGGCGCCTCGCGTCTCGAACTGCTCGCGGGCTCCCTCCTCCATGAGCTTCTGGATGACGGTGAGGACAGGCTTCGCGTCGGACGCGCGGTGGCCGATCTCCTTGACGTCGTGGATGAGCTGGCCGTCCCCCTCGATGAGGAGGCGCAGGCGCATGCCTTTGTCAGCCACCGAGCGCCTTGGCTTCGTGCTCGACCTTGACGAGCTGCTGTTCGCAGCCGGCCAGGCTGTGCTGGAGCTCGACCCGGACCTTGGCCTTCAGGGTGGCCCCTTCGAGGACGAAGCGCGTGAGGTCGCACCGCTGTTTGACGGTCACCTCCCGGCTCTTCGCCGAGCTCAGGGTCGCGGAGTGGTTCTCGTTCACGAGCTGCTTGATCTGCGCCTGCTGCTCGCGGAGCGTCACTTTGTTGGCTTCAGCGGGCGGCAGCGCGCGAAGGGCGTACGCTTCGCAGTCCACAGGGCGGAAGTCCTTGAGCTGCCTCTTCGTTTCCTTGTGGGACAGGTCCAGGACCTGCTTTGTGTTCAGCGACGGCAGGAGCCGGAGGATGAGCGGGAGCTCCTTCTCGCCCTGGAGGACGCCGGTGCGCAGGCCTTCGCGGACCTGGTTGCCGTTGGCGCAGTCCTGGCGGCGAGCTTCGACGTTCTTGACGGTCGAGTTTTCACGGTCGGCTGCCTGCTTGGAGACGACGCCGGTCAGCCGAGTCGCCGCGTGCGCGGCGACGACGGCGGTCCGTTCGATTTTGTCGCCCTGGGTTTCCGATTTCTCGAACGACCAGCCCGTCAGCCCGAGGGTGACGATCATGCTGCCGATGAGGAACCTGTCTTTGGCTGAAGGCATCAGTGGATCGCCCCGATCAGTGCTTGTGCGAGTCCCGCCCCGACTCCGCAGGCGGCTCCCCACGAGACGAGGTGTGGACGTCGGGCGCAGATGGCCCGTGCCCTTCCTCGTTGTCTTTGTACGAACTTGGAAGCTCGACTCCGAGCATCGCCATCACCAGCCTGGCGAAGGTGCTCACTTCGTGAGGACGGTCGTCCCCGCGCAGGGCCTTGATCGACCCGAAGAGGAAGATGACGAGCCCGATGAGGATCGGCTGCGCTGCGTGCGCTACGAGGACTTGGTCGTACAGGATCGCCAGCGCCAGGCCCCCAAGGAATAGATCCCGCAGCAGCATTCGCCACGAGCCGTGTCGGAGTCGTTTCATGTGCCATCTTCAGTCCTCATCGTCATGGAAGAAGTTCGTTAGCCCAGGGGTCGAGCCTTCCGCCGACGCCGCTGTTCACGACGCTGTACTGCCGGAGCGAGACGATGCGCCGTTCGTTCGGGCGCTTCTCGTTCAGGGCTTTTTCGACGGATGCGACCTGGTCCTGGAACCGCTGGCGGAACGCCGCGTACGCGGAGTCCGCCTGGGCGGTCGTCTCGGGGTAGAACCCCGCCTCGACCTCCATGCAGGTGTAGGCGATGACGGCGGTCTTCGCCATCGTCCAGTAGCGGTCTTCGAGCTCCTCGCCGAGCGAGGACGAGACCACGGCGACGGCGTCGTCGATGAGTTCATCGACCTGCGCAGCCGTCGGAAAAGTTTCGTCGGTGAAGTCGCCGATGCGGTCGCCCTCAGGCGTCAGCGTGCGCGCCGACAGGCGCGTCGCGATCTCGGTGACGGTAGGGCGGTAGTCAGAGGTGGACATCAGCCGTGCTCCCGGTTGTTCTGGTCGGACGCGTGCCGGGTGCCCCGGAGGCGGATCGTGCTGCTCGAGACGCTGCCGTTGTCGTCGACGTCGAACGGGGTCTGGTACCCGCCGTCCTCGCCCGACGAGACGGGGGTCGCCTGGATGTAGTTGTCCTTGCGGAAGACGGGAGCGTAGGTCTCCCAGAGCTGCTCGAGCGCAGCGTGGCTTCCGGCGAGGCGCTGCAGCTGGGAGCGGCGATACTGGATGCGCGCGTCCCAGCGGTCACGGTACAGCTGGGCCCGAGCGGCCTCTTCTTCGAAGACGTCCATCTCGGGCCCTCCTGCTCAGAAGTTGCGACGGACCAGGCGGGGGCCGACCGAGGCGGCATCGTTGCTCTGGACGTCGGCGCGGTCGCCGCTGAACGGCCGGGACGTGTTCGGGTACATGCCGCTCGACGGGTGGACCTCGCCGATGTCGGTGTCCTGGCCCTCGACGGCGTCGCCGTCGCGGTCGGCCACGACCTGGCCCTCGCTGTTGGTCGTGGGCGCGGGCCCAGGACCCTGCTGTTCACGGCCGCCTGCTGTCCACTGGCCTTCGCGCGTACGCGGCTCGTCGGGTGTCTGGCTTTCCGGCATTGGTCCTCCTGAGGGTTGTGGAATGCCTCGTCCGGGAATCGAACCCGGTCTCGTCGGCGGGTAGCCGATCGGTTCCCTCTACTCGCTACGAGGCGGGCGGGCGCGCTGCTCACGCGCCCGCCCTCGTTCATCTGGGCGTGCCCCAGAAGCCCTGCTCCAGAGCGAGCTGGTGCGCGGACTTCGGAGGCGGTCCCGGCGCCGGCGCTGGCTGCGTGTCGGCGGCGGGTGTCTCTGGCTCTGAGGCGGAGGCCTCCGGGCCGGCCTCCGGCGGGTCTGCCGGAGGGGGATCGAGGCGAGGCTCATCGGCCGGCGGAGTCTCCTGGCGCGGAGCACCAGGCTCCACGGAGACGTCCAGCGTCTGTCCCTCGCCGAACGGCGGCTCGGCCGCCGGCTGCTCGGGGTCCTGCCCCGAACCGACGACCGCGCTGCCTCTCACTGCTGTGCCGTCCGCGCTCACGCGCCGAGCGTCGGGCTACCGAAGTAACCCGTGCCGCTTTCGATCCCGGAGCCGACGCGCGTGGTGCGCGCCAGGACGACCTTGAACAGGCCGCCCGGGTCGGAGGTGCCGGTGGCACCGGCGTCGTGGGATTCGGCCACGAGCACGTCACCCGGGGCCACGGCCACGCCGCTCCCGACGAGCGGGATCTTGTTCTGGATCTGAGCCGATCCCGTGGTCGTGAACGAGCGGGTCGCCACGACGGCGGAGCCGAGGCCCGCGCTCCCGCGGTTGATGACCGTGATCGTTCGCGGTTCGGTGGCCGAGAGGGCGACCGGACCGTTGGTGGCGTACTCGACGTCCGCGACCGTGCCGGCGAAGCCGGCGACGGTGACGACGGTCGTGGCGGTCGCTTTCGCGGCCACCGCCTGGAGCTCGACCTCGCGCGTGATGACGCGCGGGGCCTGGCTTTCGGCCTTGGTTTCCGCTTCCGCGCGCTGCAGGAAGGGACGTTCGTCAGGCATCTTCTTTCTCCTTCTCTTCCGAGTCGACTAGCCGGCCTGGATCAGGCGGGCGAGACGAGCAGCGCGCCGGCGTAACGGGTGCTGTCGGTCGGGTTGTCGTAGGTGATCTGGTTGGACACCTGCCAACCGACGCGGAAGCGGGCCCTCAGTGCGACGAGGTCCTGCTGGGCGAGGTTGTACACGATGTTGCCCTCGTTGTCCTGGAGCACGGCCTGGTCCATGAGGGTCAGGTCGATGTCCGTACGGACGCCGACGATGAACTGCTCTTTTTCGAGGAACAGCATCTCCGGCTTTTCTTCGTGGCCTGGGACGGCCGAGACCGGCCACAGACCGCGCGCCGGGTAGGTGACGGGCGAGCCGTACACTTCCTCGGCGTTGACTTCGGGCAGGTGCTGGCCCAGGGTGTCGCGCGCGTTGCGCAGCTTGCCCTTGATGGAGACGGCCGCGGCGACGAAGTCGTGCGCGAAGCCGTCTTCCTCCATCGTGCCGATCGCGTTCGCGATGTCGGCCGCGATGCCGCCGTTGGCCGCGGCGTTGGTGCCTCGGACGGCGTAGTTGCCCGCGGCCTTGATGGCCGGGACGATGGACGTGGGCCACGTGCCCGGGGCGCCTTCGCCGAACAGCACGGCGGCGTCGAGGGTGCGTGCGATCGCCGTCTTCAGACGGGGTTCGATCGTCGCCCAGACGTCGATGTCGACGTCTTCGAGAACGGCTTCGGGGATCGGCACGAAGCACGCGATCTCCTCGACGTTCAGGTACTTGTTCTTCCAGTCCATCTGCGTGGTCTGCTTCAGCCCCGTGTCGGCGCCGGTGAAGTACGCCATCGGGAGGGCTGAGATGACCGGCATGCGGACCTGGCCGCGAGTCACCGGGATTTCGGTGAACGCCTGAAGGACGACCGACTCGCCGTTCAGCTGCTGGATGAGGTTGTAGGCAACCTCCTCCGGCATGAGCGCCGCGGCGCCCGAGCGATCGATGATGTTTCCGTAGGACATTCGTCTCTCCTAGTAGGTTTGCTTGGGAGTGCGTTGGTCTCACCGTCAGGCCAACGCGGCGCTGCGGTGTTTCTGGTTGTTGTCACCGCGAGTCGCCTGGACTCCGGTCTCTGTGGCGCCGACCACCTGGGCCGAGCGCGGTTCTTCCTCCGGCCCTCCCGGACCGGGTCAGTTCACTGGTTGCGACCCCTGCGGAGCCAAGCGTTCATGTCGGTGGCCTTCTCCGGGCCGGCGCCTGAGCCTGCGCCGCGGGACCCCTGGTCGAGGCCGCGGCCGCCTGAGGCGCCGAGGCTCTTGAGCAGCTTCTTGGCGTCCGCCTCGAGCTCCTCCTCGGTCTCGCCGACGAGTCGAGGGACGAGGTCGGCGGGGACGGAGAGCTTCTGGGCCACCTTGAAGCGGAGCAGCTCCTGCTCGGCCTTGACCGCGCGCTGCTCGGCCGACGTGGCTTTCTCCTCGAGGCGCTGTGCCTCGGACTTGGCCTCGTCCTTGATGCGCTGGAGCTCGGTCTTGACGTCGTTCGCCTCGGTGCGGTATTTGGCCGCCTCCTTGCGGACCTTCTCCATCGCCTCTTTCGGGAAGGTCTTGTCCTTTTCGGCGGCGCGGAGCTTCTCCTCCGCGGCGCTCGCGCGGGCGTCGGCCGCGTCGGCCTTCGTCTCGAGGGCTTCGGCCTTGGCCGTGTTCGCTTCGGCCTTCGCGGCCTCGGCTTCCTCGCGCGCTTTCTTCGCCTCGGCCTGCGCTGCGTCGCGCTCGGCTGCGGCGTCGTCTGTGTCCTCGTCGGACGGGGCGGCCTCCGCAGCGGCTGCGGCTGCGGCAGCGTCGGCTGCCTCTTTGGCCTCGCGTGCGGCCTTCTCCTCTGGCGTCTCGTCAGGCATCGTGACCTCCTGGGTCGTCGGTGGAGGCCCGCGCCTGGCGGACCTCGCTGATCTGGGATTGCCCGATCTGTCCGTCTGACGGGACGTCGGGGTGGTGCTTGTGACAGAGCTTGTAGTGGCCGTGGCGGAACCGGCCGCGGCGGTAGCACCCGCTGTGGTGGCAGAAGAGCGTCGAGACGATCCCGCCGATGCCGATCAAGCTGACGGCACTGATGGCGAGCGCGATGGCAGCGGCCTGTTCGGTGACGAACGGGACGCTGCTCATCACTCGACGTCCTTCTGCGAGACTTTCGCGAGCGAGCCGACGGCGGCCGCCCAGCCTGCGGGAAGTTCGGGTTCTTCGGTCTTGAGCTGCAGCCAGCGCTTGATCTCGGTCTGCGAGACGCCCATCCGTTCCCAGATGGCGACGATCGGCACTCCGAGGACCATGTACTTGGACAGGCTGTCTGCGAGCGCGGCTTCGGTCATGACCTCCGGGTTGGCCCAGATGGTCTCCGCCGCGTACGATTCTGCGCGTTCCTCGTCGCCTTTCAGCAGGAAGGCGATGCGCATGGCCTGCTCCCAGGACTCGCCGTAGAAGCGGCAGCGCCGTTTTGCCTTCTGGACGAGGCCCGACTCAGCGGCCTTGAGCGCTTCGGACGAGACGTTGACGACCTCGCCGACCAGGTACTGGGGCGGCGTGCGGCTGATGGCCGCGATGTCGTCGCGCAGGTGTTCGATCGCTTTGACGTACGTCGAGAGGTCGGTGACGCCGAACTCGGAGACCTTGACGTTTTCGTCCTTGATGACCATGATGCGGTCGATGGCCGCTTTGAGGTCGAAGTCGGGGATGATGTTGCCGTGCTCGTCCTCAGGCATCTCCATGCCGGTGAGGATGCGCTGCCGGAAGGCGGCGAACTCGGACGCGACGAGCATGTCGTTGCAGAGCTTGTTGACGGCGTCCTGGAGCGGGATGATGTCCGCGAGCTCCGAGCGACCGCTGCCGTTGATCTTCTGGCGGTTGACGATCGGGATGACCGGAACGGTTTCGTCAGGAAACGGGTTCTTGATGACCGCATCCGTGCCTTCGCGCGGCACCCAGCGCCCCGTGCGGTCAGAGGTCGCGACGCGCGTGCCGGGAGTGTTCTTGCTCGTCGAGTTGCTCTGGTAGCGGAAGACGGAGTCCGGCGTGTAGAGCGTCAGGAACCAGCGGCCCTCTTCCTCGTCGTACCAGCGCTTGATCGCGGCGGTCACGTGGGTGGGGTTGCCGGGCGCGGTCTGGTGGATGACTTCGAGCGGGTGCTCGATCGTGATCAGCGGGTTCTCGGTGGAGCCGTCGTCCTGCGGGCCGACCATGATGTAGGAGTAGCCCGTGACCAGCGCGGTCTCGTGGGCGAGGTCGGACTGGAGGTCGAGGTTGTTGCGCTGCCAGATCTCCCACGCCTCGTCGTCGCCCGTGGCCGAGTCGCCGACGATCATCTGCTGCGGTTCGCTGGAGTCGACATCGAGGTCGGGTTTCGCAGCCGGCGTGGCCGGGGGCACGACGGGAGCGGGCGCGGCGCTGCCGGTGGGGGTGCCCGAGCCGGTGGCGGCCTGCGCGACGGTGGCGGCCGAGGCTTCGGCGAGCGCCAGTTCGTGGGCGCGTTCGGCCTGGAGCGCGACGGCTTCTTCCTGCTTTTCGGCGGCTTCTTCCTGTTCTTTCTCCTTCTGCGGAGTCGGGATGCGGAAGCCTTCGATGCGGAGGCGCTCGGACGTCGAGTCCACGACCAGCCCGCAGTAGTTGTCGGCGAACTCACGGAACAGGGCGCCGAAGGCGTCCCTGAACTTGCGGGTGGCGAAGCGCAGGTTGTGCTGCCCTTCGTAGTACCGCTCGTACTTTTCGATCTCGGTCGCTCGGTCGTCCAGCCGCTTGCACAGCTTGACCGCGAGGCGGAGAGCGTCGTCAGGTGTCGTGGTGATCGCCAACTTGGCCCTCCGGAAAATTGCGCAGGAGGTGTACGTTTCCCACGTTTTGTGCTATGATCATCTCATGATCAACGAGGACAAGGAGAGCACCATGCAGACCTACGTCGTCAAGTTCACCATGACCAACAAGTTCGGGTCAACCTCAACCAGCCAGGCCCGCGTCGAGGCTGAGTCCGAGGCCGTCGCCCGTAAGTCCGCCACGGACCGGGGATACCGCGTTCTGTCCGTTGAAGCTGCCTAACCCATGTAGACGGTCGTCCGGCCGGCTTTCGAGCCGGCGCGCTTCAGCGCGCCGTGCTGGATGGCGTGTGCGCGTGCGGCCCACGACAGCATCCCGGAGTACGCGACGTCGATCCGTTTCGTCGACGTTTTGCTCTCCTTGACCATGATCCAGAGCGGGTTGCCGTCGTCATCCTTCGACGTGATCTCCTTGCGTCGGGCGTTGGCCAGCGCACGCTCGAACTCCGGGTGCCCGTCGAAGGTGATTTCTCCGGCGCTCCAGGCGTTGCGGTAGCTGCGCACGTCCAGCGCCGTCTGGCGGAGGCTCGACGTTTTGTAGGACACGACGATCTTCGGCCATTTCCCGGCCCACAGGTCGACGTACGTTTCCCAGAAGTTGCGGTCGCAGAACGCTTTCTTGACGCGCCAGCGGCGCATCGCGTCGACGAACGCCTGGTTGACTTCGTCCCCGTCGATTTCGAAGTCCGGCCCGGCTTTTTCCGGACGCTCCCAGTAGCCGACGACGAACTGGTAGCCGCTCTCGAGCTCCGTGCCGACGATGGCCGTGCTGTCCCAGATGCGCGAGCCGTCGAAGCCGAGGACGACCTCGGATCGGTCGCGCGGCCACGCCTGAGCTTTCGGGCGGCGTCCGGCGCGGACGGAGTCCATGTCGAACACCTGCGAGTTGCTGAGCGTCGGGCGGTTGAGGTAGACGCGCTCCATGTAGGAGTCGTCTTCGTGTTTCGCCCAGATGCGGACGATGCCCTCGATGTTCGCCCACGCGAGCGCCCCGGGGCCTGTGGCCTCCTTGAGCGCCTCGCGGAATTCGTCGGTGGCGCGGGCGACGTCATCCGGGTCGTCCGGGTCCTTGACCTCGAAGTCGTGGCCGTCGTTGGCCTGCCGGTGGAAGAAGAAGAGGGTCGGTTCGTGGACCTTGCCCGCCTCGATCTGGCGGGCTTCTTCCATCATGTCCTCGGCGACGCTGCCCTCGCCGGGCTGGTACGCCGTCGTCGTGGACATCGTCCACGGGTCGGCCTCCTGGCGCTTCCCCATGTTCGCGCGCATGACCTTGACGGCTTCGCGCTCGGATTTGCTGGTGAGGCGGTGGGGTTCGTCGAAGACCTGGAAGGTGGTGCGCTTCCCGTCGTTCGTGTCCGGCATCGCCGTGGTGGCTTCGATCCGGCCACGGCCATCGGTTCGCGTGATGCGGCCGAAGCCGACGATGAAGTCATTGCGGACTGCCGACCGTTCGATGATCGACTTGACGGCGTCGTAGGTCAGGACTTCGGACTGGCCCTCGGTCGTCGCCAGCAGCGGGATATAAGGGTCTTCGATCCCGTCGCCCCACGGCGATCCGTCCTCGAGCCACTCGACGAACCGGACGGGCGCGTCGGGGTGGGCCTCGCAGATCGTGATCCACGCGGCGAGCTCGGTCTTGGCGAGCCCCTTTCGCATGGAGACGCCGGCTTCCACGAAGCGGCGCCGGCCCTCATAGGCCGTCCCGCGCGGGTGGATCTCGTACATGCGCCGGATGAGGGCGCGCTTCTCAGCGTCGATCTTGGCCGGCTCGCCGAGGAGGTCGCCCGGCCCGAAGGTCAGGTTCTCTTCGATCCAGTCGCAGACGAGCGGTCCGAGCGACGGCCACGCGACCTTGTCGCGGGGCGGGACCATGAGGACCGACACGTCAGCCCCCTAGCGCGGCCAGTTCGGCCTCCGCAGCTGGGTCCACGACCACGCCATCCACGACCTCGCCACCAGGCAGCTCGGCCTGGGTTGCGGCGGTGCGCTCGGCGCGGCGTTCGCGAGCGGCCTTCCGCTTCGCTTCCCGCTCTTCCTGCTTTTCGACGGCGCCTTTGGAGTCGGCGACCGTCCAGTTGAGAGAGGCGCGGGCCATCGGGTCGAGGCCGAAGCGGCGGCTCTGAAGTCTGATCTCGGCGACGCACTTCTGGAAGACGTCCAGGTCGTCGGTCGAGTACATCCGGTGGATGAGGGTGGCGACGGAGAGGAGGCCGTGGGCGTCCACCGACGTGTACTGGCTCCCCGTCGGGCCGGTCCAGACGTCGTTCCAGAACTCGCGGGCCATGGGGTGCCACGGCTCCTGCGGCAGGAGGTCGCCGGTCTCCCGGTCTTTCTTCTGCGGGACGGGCGGGAAGGCGGGGAGCGGCGGGAACTCGCGGTTCGGGTCCGCGACCAGCTCGGCGGAGGTGGACTTCTTCGCCCGGCGGATTTTGTCAGGTTTGGGTTGCGGTCCGGGCATCGCTCGCCTTGCTCGGGCGCCTGGCCCGGTCATGCCCGAGGCGCCTGGCCGGCGGGCGGCTCTGTGCTACTATTCCCTCAGCGCCGCGGTCCAGGGATTTGGTCTCCGGGCGCCCTCACAGGGCGTGCCGTTCTCCTCTCCCGTTGGCCGGCGCAGCCGAGGGGTAGTGGACCGTAGCCCTCGGCACCTTTGTTCTTGATCAGAAAGGATCGCCCGTGCAGCTGACGCCCGCAATGCAAGCTCGACTCACGACCCTCGAGGACCTGGAGCCTGAGCCTCGAGTCATCGGTATGGACGAGGCCGTCGGAGGTCCTCTCGTGGAGCTCGGTGATGGCTCCGTCGCGACCGTGACTGAGCGGGGAAATCTGCTGCAGCCCTCGAACGACGCCCTCGTCTCATGTGCGCGGAGGCGTGCAATTCTTCAGGGATAACGCGGAATGGAGGATGGAGATGCCTTGGTGGGCTTACGTGCTGGCGTTCTGGGTAGGGATCAACCTACTCGTGGTGTGGGCTCTTTCCCGGGCTCTTTCCCGGTCACGCGCCAGAAGGAGACCTTGAGGCGCCGAGCGGCTCGGGTGAAGATCGACGCGCTGGACGGAGTGGCGACTCCGGCCAAGGCTGCGAACGCAAGCTTGTGAGCACGGTTCGCGTGCTCGATGCCGTACAGCGCACCTGAGTAGTCCACACCGTTGAAGATGATGACCATCTTCACGAAGCTGGTGGACCGTGCCCACTTGACGAAGTTGACGATGTTGTCGGCCTGCTGCTGTTCCGTCCATGCCTGGCTGTCGCCGGTCGGGGCCTGCGGCCAACCGACCTCTGTCACGTAGACGGGCAGGCCGGATTCGGCGTGGGCCAGTTCGGCGTCCTTGCGGCCTCCAAGCGCACCACCGTCGTGGCCATCTTTGGCCCCGTAGGGGTGGACCGTCACTCCGTCACAGTAGGCCAGCGCGCCAGCCGCCTTGATGCCGTGTCCCCAGACAGCCGGAGTCGGCTGTGCGTTGCCTCCGTCCCAGGAGGCCAGGACCAACGGGCGCTTGGGGAGCGTGCTCAGGGCCTTGTAGACCGCTTCGCAGAGCAGCCTGTAGTGGGCGTAGTTGGTCGGGTCAGACCAGAACCACTTGCCGCCCGGCTCGTTGAGGACCTCGATCGCCAACGGTTTGATCCGTTCAGCGATCGCCTTGGCTTCAGCGCCGAGGGTTGCCGGGTTGATGTTCCCGATCGTACCTCCACCGCCGACGATGACCGATGCAACTTTCCCCGGCGCGAGCGCCGCTGCGCCGGCAGCAGCACCCTGCTGAGTGCGGACGTAGAGCTTCGCCCTGGTGACTTCTGTGATGAGGCTTCCGCCCCATCCGCCGGTGTCCACTCCCACGATCACGTCGTTCTGGGGGAGCGGCGGCGGCGGTTCAACGGGAGGAGGCGGAGGCGGGGGCTGAGGGGAAGAGAGGGGCTGGACTCGGCCGGCCCATCCACCGATCTGAGAGCCGGAGCTGCTGAGGGCCTGAACGTCGATCCACGGGTACTTCGGTTCCCACGACTTGATCACCATGCCGGGAGAGTACGCCAGGCTTTTGCCGGACGGCTTGTCGTACTGAGTCGTGCCGCCTGTCTTCGCGGTGCTGAATGCGACGTGGACTCTGGCGGTCCCTGCCGGGGCCGATGTGACCTTGACCCCTCCGACGACTGGTTCGATCGTGATCGTGCTCAACGGATCTCCTGTGGTCTTAGCGTCCGGCGGGACGGGGAGGTTTCGGGCCTCCAGGCTTGGGCATGGGCATGGGAGGCCGTGGAGCAGGCTGCTCCTGGTCTCCTTCGCGGATGACGAGGGGGCTCACGGACGCGGCCGTACTTTGCCCCTGGGACGAGAGCCACCGTGCTTGACGGGAGCGGCTGCGGTCGGGATGAACTTGCCCGTCTCAGGGTGTCGGTTCCGTTCGAGCGCTCCCGACTGGCGGGACTCGACGGATTCGGGCTGGAGGGGCGCGGCGCCCGAGCGAGTGATGATGGGTGCGGTGGGAGCCACGTCAGTCCTCCTGGGACTCGATGTTCGTGCGTTCGACGAGGTCGGTGACGAGGTCCTCACGCTGGTTCGCCCGGCGGATGTGGGCCGATTCGAGCCACGCCCCAGCCGAGAGGATGAGGGCGACGTTCGAGACCTCGGAGATGTAGTCGTTGCTGTGGATCAGGCCGGTGACCGTGCTGACGAACGTCATCACGATCCAGAGCGCCAGGTTCACGACCTGGATCTTGACCATGACCTCAGGATCGGTGATGCGGACGAAGAGTCTCATCGGAAGGGCTCGGTCATCACCCAGGCGAGGCCGGCGAGCAGTGTGAGCTCGAGCACGACGTTGAGGGAGATGCAGGACACGGCTGGCCTCCGAAGCAGACGGGGTTGGTCACGGCCCCGGAGGGCATGCAGACGGAGGGGCCGTCGAACCAGCGGCCACAGTGAGGGCAGAGGTGGAGGACCTTCACGAGCCATACCCCGAGGTGTATCCAGATCCGGGGACCATGAGGTCACACTCGTGGCACGTCACGCTGGCGGCGTAGACGTCCATGTCGGCGTAGATCGTCGGGTCCGGGTGACCGGGCTGGTGACCGGTTGGGTATGCCTCGGCGAGCATCGTCAGTTCGACGTCGAACTTGTGTGAGCCGCAGCGCTTGCAGGCGAACGGGGCGTTCTTCGCCTTTGCACGGAGGGTGAACCCACAGGTGCCGGTCTGGGCGATGATCACGTGAGCCATGAGGGTTCCTCCGGAAGTGAGCTGCGGGGCAGGGCTTCGAACCCCGATCGCCGGGTCCAGAGCCCGGTGTCCTGCCAGTTGAACGACCCCGCATCGCGAGGTGGCCGGCGGGACTCGCACCCGCTTGTGCCGGGTCCACAACCCGGAGCCTCGACTGCTTCGGCATCAGCCACAGTCGGGGTGGCAGGATTCGAACCTGCGGCCTCCCGGATCCGAACCGGGCGCGCTGGCCAAGCTGCGCTACACCCCGCGTGAAGCCGGGCGAGCGCGTTCGTTCACCAGCTGGTGATGACGATCGGCTCCCCGGGTGCTCCGTACGGCGCCACCCACGTAGGGTAGGCCGGCTGCCACGGCAGGACGCCGGGCGGATGGATGGGCTGTGGCTGGTGCGGTTGGGGCACGGGGCGAGGTTCGAATGCCGGAGCCGGCGCGCCGCAGGTGCGGCAGCGTCCACAGCCGGGACAGACGCCAGGCGTGGTCCGGACTTCGGCCGTGGTCGTGGTCGTGGCTGCTTCCATGGTGGTCCTCAGAGCTTGGTGATTCGACGGGGGCCATAGATCGCGTGCAGCCACTGGCTGACGACCGACTGGTCCTGAGGCTTCTTGATGACGATGCTGGTGCCGTTGACGACGGCGGCGGGGCGTGACTGGTCGGCCATAACGTGTACAGACTCCCCGGTAGGGTACTGCCATGATCACGATCTACGCGCTCCACGATGTTGACCTGCCCGGCGTCTACGTCGGGAAGACCGAGCTGGAGCCCGAGCACCGGCTCCGCATCCACGTGGCCAAAGCTCTCCGGCACCCCCGGAGCCGCAAAGACCTGTGGATCAAATCCGTCGTGGCAGCGGGACGCCGGCCTCAGCTCGTGGTCCTCGAGGAGGATCCGACCGACTGGCAGGCAAGCGAGACTAGGTGGATCGCTGAGATGCGCTTCTTCCTCGGGGACCGCTGCTTCAACATCCGGAGCGGAGGCGAGGGCCGCGGTCTCGGGACGGGGCACGAGAACGCCGTGCCCGACATGACCGGTCAGGTGTTCGGCAAGCTCACGGTCGTCGAGCGGGTCGAGAGCCGCAGAGGCGCGCGATGGCTCTGCGCCTGCGAGTGCGGACGTGAGACGATCGTGTACGGATCGAACCTGCGCAACGGCCGGACGAAGAGCTGTGGCTGCGTCCGTGGTCATGGCGTCGGGCCTCGTGGCAAGGAGGTCGTGGCTGGCACCCGCGTCGGTCGGCTCGTGGCCGAGCGAGAGACGCTTGACGCTCGCCCGGGGCGTTGGTGGGAGTGCCGCTGCGACTGCGGGCGGCACCACGTGGTCTCCGGAGCCAACCTACGTGCCGAACGTGTACGGAGTTGCGGTCGCTGCCCTCGCCTATAGTAGACGGGCGGGCGTACGCGGGCCCGCGAGCCTGGAAACTGTACAGGATATTTTTGGACAGCTCGGGCGTCTCTTTCCTT